GCTAATGATTCAGCGTGTTTATACAAACCTTTTACTTCTTCTATGTCTGCTTCTGCATCTAGTTCTTTTAATTTTAGTTTACTTAATTCTGAAGCGTATTTAGCTTTAGCTTCCAACATAAGTAGTTCTTGTTTATTGGCTTGTTTCTTTTCAAAGAATCCTAATACAGAAGGAAGAAAAGAAGTTCCAAAGCCAAGAACTGATCCGAGTAACGACAGCATTACTCAACCTTTTCGTTAATTTTAACAGCTTGTAAACCTCTAAGTTCTTCCATTAGTTGAAAGACACTTTTATAATCTAGCTGTCCTAAAACATTAACAACTTTATTTAAAGTCTCTAAAGTTATTACATATGTTTGAGGCACTTCAGGTTTTTCTTCCTGCTCAAATGCTTCATTTACATCTGGGGTATTTGGATCATCTGCAATAAATTTTCCATCTTCTGTACGTGCACGTTTTTTTGTCATATTATTCTCCATCAAATTGAACATCAAAATCAAGGTGAGGTAAATCCTCCTCCTCATGAATACTTTTCTTTTTTATATCTATACTGTCAAAAACAAATCCTGCAGTTCTTAGTATAGCATCTAGATGAAAAACTACATCCTCTAGATTAGAGCACGCAAAAGTGTAACGTGCATTAAAGTCATAAGATGTACCTGTGTCATCTTTTATTTTTATTTCAAAGTGTGTCATTATGTTATATCCACTATTTCACAAGAATCAGCAGTACAAGCCAACTCTTGGCCTCCTCGTGTGCTATCTTCTTTTTCTAACTCAGAAAGATCTTGCCAATTAATATTCTTAGGCATTCTCTTTTTAAGATCTAGGTATTCTTCTTTAGTACATTCCTGGTAAGGAGCTTGTTTGTAAGTATGATCTGAGTGAGGCAAGAAAGATATTCCTGCAACATCATTAAAGTTTTCATAAACCCATGCACCCACATCAAGCCATTCATCTTCTTTTACAGTTATTGTAACAGAAGGTTTATGCTCACACCAATTCTTTTGGTATTTAAGCCACAAGTTTAATTGTTCTAAAGCACCAGTATCATTACGTGTAACTGCTTTTTTAGGAGATTTTACAGGAAAACTAAAAACTACAGTGCTATCTGGTTGCATAATATCATCTTCTACAGGTACACCTGCTGATTGCATAAACTGTGTTAAAGGATCTTTTTTGTCTCCTCTAACAGTTCTAATGTAGTATTCAGAATGCCTAGCATGAATACCAGAAGCAGAGTCTACTAATTGAGATACAGTTCCAGAAGGCTTTACACAAGTTATAGCAGTCGATTGAGGTATACCTAATTGTTCTGATAATCCTAAATTTGTATCAACAGCTACCTGTTTTAGTTGTGAAAGTAGATCAGATAAGTATCCTGCAGATGCAGTATTTAATAATTCATTATCCATGATACCTGTAAGAGAAACACCAAGAAGTCTTTCTTCTTCTGTATTATCTTTCCATATCTTTCTAAGGTATTTTAAATCGGTTAAAGTAGATTGTATTGTACCGAGGATTGTAGCTAACTCAATCTTTCTTTCTAAATCCACTATTTTATCATCTGCTCTAACAACTACTTCTGTTAAATTACAAAACTGATATGGCCTTAATATAATCTCAGAGCATGGATTAGTACCAAAATCATAATCTGCATTTCTTCTACCATTCTCTAATGACTTTTCTACTGCAGATTGTCTATTGTATATGCCACGTTCACCTGATTTAGAATTATATAATGTAAGCCATTCTTTCATAAAGATACCTATAGGTGGTTTTTCTTTATAACACACAGAGTTATTAGCCAATGCTCTTTGACCTTCATTATTCCACCACTCACCAGATTTAGCTAGAGCCATTTCCTGGTCTTGTAAATCAGATAGACTAATAAGTGCAGAACGTCTTACTCCACCTACCACTACAACAGAACCTATCTTACACATGATGTCGTGGCATTCTATAGATTTTAATTTTCTTCCTGCTGCACCTTTAAATATATTTACAGTAAATCTAAACAGATCATCTAAAGGATCAGGACCACTTGATCTACCACCAAATGTTTTAAGCCTTGCACCTGCAGGTCTTAGTTTAGATAAATCCCAACTAGGTATCTGACCAGAATATAATAAATGAATTAATTCTTTATAGCCTTTAGCCCATCCTGTTTTGCTATCACCAACTACAATAGTTGTTTCACTATCTTCAAAAGATTCGTTAACTGTTGGTAATTGTTTAGTATACTTTCTTTCTACAGAAAAACCTACACCTGTACCACACATAAGTATGTATAAGCATTCATCAAAAGATCTAACGCTGTCTACAGGTAGGTAAGAACAATTATATGCAGCTACATGACATCTTTCTAAAGCAACACCTGCTGTCATTAATGCTCTCATAGAAGGCATAATCTCTAGGTTAAGAACAGCATCCTGTAGTTCTTTTCTTTTTTCTACAGACAAACTAAAGTTATTATTTTCTTTAGTATGTTTTTCTAAATAATTAAAATACCTATTGACTGTTTCTTCCCAGGTTTCTCTTCTGTTTTCTTCTTCAATCCATCTAGCATATCTAGAAACGTGAATAAAGCTTTGATAATCTGTGGGTAAACTTATACTATTGCTTTTTGTTAAATCATATACTCCCATTCTTCTTTCCTTTTAATTTATTTTTGTTATCAAAATAGGCTGTGTTCCAACCTCGTAGCCATTCCTTATGGCGTACATTATTTTCTCCATAAGGATTTTTTAATATTCCTCGTGAAAAAGCTCTAAAGCCCTCATCGAACTGAATACGAAGGGGAGGCCATTGTCCTTTTCGAGGTCTTGATCTTCTCGACTTCGATCCCTTCGATGTCATAGAACGAGTCTCGTATGATCTGTTCGATCTCATCTCTTACATCTCCATCTATAGGTAGTGGGTATTCTTCTGGGTTAATCTCTAAACTAATCGTTAAATTTAATCTCATCTTTTAAGTCTGCATCCAAACGGACAATGCCTATTAGCTTGTCCAAATACCAACGTGCTTTTTGTAAATCTTCTAAAGCACGATCCTTATAGGTATATCTCCAAATGTATTTTAAGATTGCTCCCTTTAAATACCCTCGAAATTCTTTTTCTCCCATAGATGCTTCGATAGCTTCTATAGCTTCTACTTTACCATTGTTATAATGAGATGGGTAGTTTACTGGATCATCTTTTTTAGTCATCATTACCCCATTGATTAAAATAAATTACGTTATCTTTTTTTACTGCTTTTTTTTCTTTTTCTGCAGGTGCTTTAGTAATATTATAAAAGTGTGTGGCATACTCAACAATTTCTTCATTATCTCCACAATAACTAAAGCCAACCATAGCACGAGCAAGGTCACTAATTGCGTCAACCATGCCATAAGAGTCATCATGTTTTTTAGGAAAATGTATATTAGTTGAGTGATTCCAGTCTCCTTCTTCATTTTTACCAGGCTTTAATAATATTACTACTTCTTCGTCATCTACTTCAAGTATTCTTTTCATCTACAACCTCATCTTCATTTGTATAGTAAAACCACCTTGGCTCTCTGGCTGAGGATGCTTCTTGAGGTTTGTATTCTAAATTAGGCCAACAGCTAAATTTATAATCACACCAATAGCATTCTTCACCTAAAACTCTTTTACCTGTAGGTACTTTACGAAACTTTTCTTCTATAGAATCAAAGCATCTTTTAAAAGGTACATCAGATTCTAGTTTTTTCATTTTATCTAATGCTTGATCTACAGTTTCTTGTACTTCTTCTTCGGTAGACTCATCATCTAAATAAGATATTTCTCCACTAGACTTATTAACTGCCCACCAACCACCAACTTTTTTCTTAGCTCCTTTAGAATAGAGATGTAGTTGCGTAAGATAACCAAAACTGTCGTGAGACTTTAAACCTTCAAAACTTAAAAACTTATTTCTAAAAGCCCAGGGACTACAAGATTTAATATCATCTACTTTATTATCTACATATAAGTCAGTTTCACCTGTTAATTTTTCAGTAATCTCTATATTGTCACCTTCTTTATAGTCAACACCAGACGATTTTAATATAGCTTTTAATATAGCTTCTATAGCATCACCAAAGGTAACAATCATTTTAAAGGTATAAGGTTTGTCTTCTGCTCTTGCTCCTGCTTTAGCTAATTGCAGTTGACATAAAGGTTTTCCTAAATTAGAGGGTCTTGGTTTAAAAGAAAAATCTTGAGGAGTAAATTGTTTTTTTAGAGCCTGTTTAAAATCTTCGGCAGCTTGGTCAATTATCTCCTCAGACATTGATACCTCTCCTCTGTTAGCAGACTCAAGGTAAGCTATTACTCTAGCTAAATTATCATTCATTATTCAGGTAACGTATCAGTAACTTCAATAAAATCGTTATCAATAACTGTAGCGTCTACATCACTTGTGTAACGCTTTGCTTCATATGACCTGGCACGAATGTTATCATTATGTCCTGTAACATATGTTAAGAAAGCTCTATTAACTTCCATATCAGCTTCTGTAAAAGGTACAGCTTCAGATGTAATAGTAGGTGTTACTACATACCAAGATATAGCACCAGATTGTTCTAGTTTAAAATTAAGTTTTACTTCGTGTTTAAATGGCATCTTCTTAGTTTTATAAAATTGAGACATAACATCTCCAAAGTTTTTGTATGTTCCTCTATTAGATATTTGAAACATAATAGGAAGGTTATCAAAACTTACAGGATCTTTACCTTCGCCTACAAAACCTTTTTCTACTCGGAGTAAACCAAATACTACACGATATCTTTTAGCACCTCTCCACCAATTCTTACGGTCTTCTGAAAGGTTATCCCAATCATCTACCTTAAACTTACCACAATTTACACCACCCTCTTCATCAAGAGCTTCTTCACTAGGATGTTTAACAAATACAGATTTATTAACATAACGGCCTTTTAAATCATTACCATCTTTGTCTTGCCAAGTAGCATTCTCATCGTACCTTTGATAAAAAAATCTTTGTTGAAATATTCTTATATATGCGTCTTCAGCATATACAACACCATGCTCTGGATGATATACTTTTATAGTACCATCAGGTATCTTATTGCCTTCTGCATCTCTTGCCTTATTATTTACAGTTACACGAGGAAATCCTGGTGCATTTGCAGCAGACTGTTCTGTTTCGTTTACAAAACCAAACTCTCCTGCTATTTGATCGTAAGGTAAATTATCTATATCTTTTATCGTTAGTGCATTCTCTGTCATGCTATTCTCCTGTCTATATTGTTATCTGTTATATCTAAATTCGTTAGTTTGTCAACATCTATTTCAGTCATTTCAAACCAATCATCACCTATTTTTAACTCTACTTCCATAGGTACATCTAAGGTTAAATTAAATATTTTATCCATTGCAGGTCCAACACCCATCATAGCTTTATAAATAAGCTTAGGCACTATTTCTAATTCATCTGGATGTATATCAATTACTATAGAATCATGTACTGTGTTTATAAATTTACTCTTTAAATTCATAGACTTAGTAATGTTATTATAAAGCACACAAGATAAAGGCACAAGATCAGCAGTTGCTCCACTTTGTACAGGATAATTTTTTATCTTGGTTGCTTCAGTAACACCATTACGTAATCGTTTAACTTCTGGAAAAGCAAATTGTCTACCTGTTACTGTAGTAATTTTTTTATGTAGCATAACTTCTTCTTGAAGATCTGTATGCCATTTAGCTATACCACTGTACTTTTTCATAAATGATTTATTGTATTCCATTTCAGCAGCAGATCCTTTTACACCACCATATAGAGGTCTAAATGTTCTAGCCTTAGCATCTTGTCTTGAAGTCTTTTGACCTGCTTCTGTAAGAACCTTAGAGGTGTAGGAATGTACATCAAAGCCTTCATCTATTTCTTTACGACCTGTAGCATCATCGCTCATCCATACAGCTATTCTAAATTCTAATTGACCAAAGTCAGCTTCTAATATTTTACCGCCAGGAAAACGAGATACTACTGCTTTTCTTACTGTAGCTGTACCACCACGAGGTAAGTTTTGAAAGTTAGGATTAGATGAAGACAGTCTACCTGTGCCTGTTCTTACTTGAGATACCTGGGGATGAAGAATGCCATTAATTACATTCTTACGAATGCCTTTGCAAAACGAATTGATGTAGGTATCTAGTGCATTAATACGTTGCATGTTAGTTAAAAACTGATGAGCAACTTCTAGGTTGTGTTGTTTAGCAATGACTGCCAAGCCTGCTAACGTAGTTTTATCTGTTGCAAAACCATGTGACATAACTTGTTGCACATGTGTTGGTGAAAATTTAAAGCCTGCTACATCCGAGGTGGCATCATAAACATAGCCAGTACCAATGCAATGCTTACACATAGGCTGAATTTTGTATGGAGATCCATCTTTTTTTACCTTATATTGTTTTCCTGTACCTTTACAATCAGGACATTTTCTTACAGTTGTTTTACTTACAATCTTAGTTTGTTTTTTAATTTGCTTTTGAAACTCTTGTTTAGGCATTCTAGGGCGATACTTTTTTTTACCACTAGCTGTAGTACCTATATTAAAAGTTTCAGCCCAAAGCTCTTTATCTACAACACTTCTAGACCATATAATTTCAGAAAGCTGCTCAGGTGATGATAGATTGTAAGGCCTATCTCCCATGACACATTTAATTATCTTTGTATTTTGGATAGCCTTCTCTTTTCTTTCCTGCTCGTAATCAGACTGTACCTTATCAAGTATATCCATATTAATACATATACCATTACGTTCTATATCAATAAGCACATCAGTCATATCATTAGTTAACTCAACAATATTTTTCATACTACAGTGATCATCATCCTGGAGCATCTTATATTGAGTAGCAAACAAATCACCACAAGAAAGTAAATCGTATAAATTATATTCTTCTACAATGTCTTTAGGTATTGCTTCAAAGCCTGTGCCACTTTTAAATAGTTCTTCTACTAACTCTGATTTCTTTTCAGTTACTCCCCAACGTTTACAAGATTCAGATAAAGATAAAGCAATCTTTTGACCACGAGCATACAAGTATTCAACAATCATTGTATCCCATAATTTGCCATCGTATGTGAAACCACATTCTCTAAGCCAGGACAAATCAAATTTTACATTGTGTGCAATAAGTAGTGTAGTCTTGTCTAGAATATCTTGTAACTCTTTATGAGACTTTTTTATATCTATGTTTGGTAATTCATTGTGATTAAACCAAATAACTTTTTTTTTATCAGGCTCGTCTACAGGCATAACGCCAACACATACCATATAGTTATCTGGTTTATAAGGGGAGGGACTTTTGTTTGTTACTGTTGTTTCTATATCTAATACTAATTTCATTCTTTTACCTTATGTGTGGAAGGCAGGCAGTAAAATAGGAATAAAAACCACCTACCTTCCGAGTCATCGGATAGAGGACTAAAGCTTAATCTGAGCCTGCTTTAAAGCATGTTCAAGTTTCTTAACCGTATGTAAACAAGACTCTATGTATAGATTTTTCTCCTTGGCATTAAGAGGCGAAACTACCGTGAAGATTTCATCTATAATGTCTACGACTTGATCACCAGAAAAGTTACTTAAACCACTAACAACATTACTCCATACAGCAACACTGCTTAAAGGCTTAGACGTAGCTTCTATTGTAATATCAGCCTGTTCTCCGACAATGTCAACTTTCTGCTCAGGTATTTCTGGTGAAGAAGGCGGCAGGATAAGACCGTCATCATTATCTTCAAACGCAGAAAACTCTGCAAGAGCATCATCGTTGACGTTTAAGTCTTCGATACAAGGTAAGTTATTGGGGGGGACAGTACCTTCATCTAGACTTAAATCATTTTGTGGTTCTTCAATAACCACTTTTGTTTTACGCAATCTTTTTAAAGCTTCTGAAATAGATTTAACATTATCAGTTTCAACCCATTCCATAACTTGTTCTTTAGCAACTGCAATCTTTCTATAGTTGTGTGCCATCTGTCTACTAAAGGGTAAATTTTCTGTAACCCAAAACTTCCATCTGACACCATTTAAACTGCAATGATCTTGTGCTTCAATAAGTAAGTCACCAATTTCAATAGCAGTTATTAATGTATTTCTAACTAGGACTTTCATAGTCATAGCTTTTTCTTCTATCTCTTTTCCATATGCATTTAACACAGGATCTACTTTTATAGGTATTGATTGATTCATAATTTCCTCCTAATCTCTGAACCGTGCAGTGTCCGAATCGACAACGCATACCCAACGATCTTGAACACCATTAATTTTATTCTTAACAACATTTACCCATCGTTGGTTAGTGTCACCCTCTTCAATATTTTCTTTACCAAAGAGGACTATTAAATCAGCTTCACCTGCTTTACCTGTTTTAGAACCAGACATCATGCCATAGTGTAGCATTGTCTTACCTTCAGCATCAGCAGATAACTGATTAAATCCTAAGAATACACAATCATATCTTTTAGCAATAGATCTTGCTTGGCCATACAATTCTGTTAAACGTAAATCTTCACGAGCAAATGATCCTGACATAGGCACTTTATCAAGTATATCAACACATACAATATCAGGTCTTTCTTGCTCTATCTTCATTTCAATCTGACCAAGTGTCATCTGGTCACCATCAAGTACAATAAGATTGTCACCAACTTTCTTCCATACTTCTTTTAACTTTTCATTCTGACCTTTTAACTCACGAGTTACAATACCAGATGCAGCAGATAGCATTCTATGTGTATGTCGCTTTGGTAATTCTTCATTTGTAATACATAATACTTTAGCACCTTGATCTAGGAATCCTCCTGGACCTGCAACAGAGTAATGCCAGAACATGGATTTACCTACATTAGGCCTAGCACCACATATAGCTAACATTCCTCTTTCAATACCAGGTACTCTTGCATCTAGGGAGGGCAAGTTAAACGCAAAAGAGTACCCTTCATCCATACCACTTAGTAATGAATCGACATCTAAATTCAATTGTCTTTTATCACTAGTATCTGTAGAGGCATGAATATCTTTTAATTCTTCTAATCTTCTTATTACAGGATAAGGATCATAGTGTTCACCCTGTACAATTTTAATTGCTTCTTGAGCTACTTCTCTAGCTGATTGTTGTATAGATAATTTACGAACCATATCTCTAGCTACGTCTACACCAATGTCTTCTACTTTCGATAAAGCATTAAAGGTAGCCTGAACCTGAGCAGACTTAGCTGAAGAAAGATCTGGATGAGATGTAAGGTAATGTTTCTCTACTTCTGTTATGGTTAAATCTCTATCGTAAGAATCGTAAGCTGAATAGATAGCATCTTTAATTGCTTTTGTTCCATTCAAGAATACACTATCTGATACATCTTTTACTTCTCTAGCAAAAGTTCTATCGGTTACAATCTTCTTTAGTAGTTCTCTATATACATCTGTTGTACTCATATCCTATTATCCTATTTGTAATTCATTCATTGCTTGTTCTTTATTAAAATATTTTAAATCGTCTCTAATTAATGCGATCCTACAATTCGTGTATACACTTAAAGTCTTTTGGATGTCAAATGATTTCGCATAAGCATCTGGGTCAAGTGCAACAATTAATGTTTCGTATTGTTTTAAAATATCCATATAGCTATCCAACAATGATGTTCCTAGTAAAGCAATGCCTGTACAAAAAGGTGCAACTGTAGTTGCTGATGTAGCATCTTCTACAATTACTCCTGTTGTGCCACTGCCGATTATAAAAGGGTGTGCTGCATTATCATATCTATACCACTTAGGTTGTTGTTTAGAGTTCAATGCTCTACCCACTGCTCCTACTACTTCGTCTTCATGCACAATAGTAAATACTGCTCTATGCATTTTAACATCATAGTAAAATCTATCTTTATCTAATAAATAACCTTCTAAGCAATTAAACTTCTCCAGGTAATTCATAGTCTCTTTAGAACGATTAGCTTCAATAAAGTATTCTGGTAATACAAAAGGTAGCTTCTCATCATTTATGTCAAATGTATTTGACACAATTCGTGATAAATCTTCTACACTTAGATCCTCTTCAGTATTACCTTTAGCTTTACATGAAGCACTAAAACAATTCCACAATAAAAAACCCCTCCGTTTGGTTACCGAAAGGGTTTTAGTATGGCCACAGAAGATACAATCTATTCTTTTGTTTGTACCTTCATCTAAATCTAATTCTTTAATTCTTTCTAATTGATTATATAATCCATTTTGCATATCTATCTGGGGCAGGTTTTATATATACCCCCTCTACCACGTTGGTAGTAGTTATATCTATGAAATTAGATCTGTCAACTAAATTTTGAAATTTTATTATTTGCACGCATAACATTGTGCATTGAAGTATTTAAATATTC